ATGTGTGATGATGCATGGTATAAACAATATGATTGGCGCAATGGCACTCATCATTACTTCGTTAATGATTTACTTGGTCAACGCATTCCAATTACATCACAACAATACAATGATAAGAACTTAACTAAACCTAATTAAAGAATAACTATCCCAATAGTTATACATGAACAAGGCGCTGAAATGCGCCTTGTTTTTTTTTATGTGTCAAGTAAAATCTACATAATATCCCATGTTATTTTTGCATAGCTCGCGCTGGTTGTAGCAGGTATCGGGGCGGGCCCACCCCCACCCAGACTGCCGGTCGCGGGTGGGCCCACCCGCGATAGAGGTACCATGCAGAAACTGCATACCACCGATTAGGGGAGGGCCCACCCCCTAAAACAAGAAAAAAGGGGTCCCAAGTTTACCCTTTATTGCTTAATTCAGAGACTCATGGTAGTATTTTTGAAAATAGGGTCCCATAAATGACAGTTGATCTAGAATTTATTAAAAAATTACCGTTAGACGAACAAAAAGAGTACCTAAAAGCTTATTTAAAAGCCGATCAATTAGAAACTAAGGAAAAATGTAGTAAAGATTTCCTACAATTTATAAAATTTATCTGGCCAGAGTTCATTTCAGGTCATCATCATAAAATTATTGCGGAAAAATTTAACAAAATTGCTAATGGCGAGATAAAACGACTAATTGTTAACATGCCACCTAGGCATACGAAGTCAGAATTTGCATCTAACTACCTACCGGCTTGGATGATTGGAAAAAATCCAAAATTAAAAATTATTCAAGCTACCCACACAGCGGAATTAGCAGTACGGTTTGGAAGAAAAGCCAAACACGTAATTGATTCTCCTGAATATCAAGAAATTTTTGAAACTTCGCTGCAAGAAGACTCGAAAGCAGCGGGTCGCTGGGAGACAGCGCAAGGAGGTGAGTACTTTGCGGTAGGGGTCGGAGGTGCCATGACAGGAAGAGGTGCTGACTTATTAATCATTGACGATCCACATAAAGAAAAGGATTTATTAAGCAGGGACTCTTTTGATAAAGCATATGAATGGTACACCTCTGGACCCCGACAACGTCTTCAACCTGGTGGTCGAATCGTTTTAGTAATGACTAGATGGTCTACTCGAGATTTAACGGGAGCTTTATTGAAAGCCCAATCAGATGTGAAGGGAGATGAGTGGGAAGTTGTAGAATTTCCAGCTATCCTTCCTAATGATAAACCTGTTTGGCCAGAATATTGGAAACGAGATGAACTGGAAGCTGTTAAAGCTTCAATCAGTATTGGAAAATGGAATGCACAGTACATGCAAGCTCCAACTTCAGAAGAAGGAGCGATTATAAAACGAGATTGGTGGAAAAATTGGAAACATAAGGAACCTCCAAAGTGTATGTTCGTTATTCAGTCGTATGATACGGCATTTATGAAAAAAGAAACGGCGGACTACTCCGCTATTACTACTTGGGGTGTTTTTGAAACAGAAGATACCGGTCAAAACGTAATTTTACTCAACGCATTTAAAGATCGGTACGAGTTCCCCGAACTTCGAAGAAAAGCTCAAGAAGAATATCTCTTCTGGCGTCCGGATATCGTCTTGATCGAGGCCAAGGCATCAGGGATCCCTCTCACACATGAGTTGAGACAGATGGACATCCCTGTTATTAACTTTACGCCGTCGAAAGGAAATGATAAGCATATCAGAGTGAATTCGATCGCTCCACTTTTCGAAGCGGGAAAGATTTGGGCTCCGAAACACGAACATTTTGCACAAGAAGTAATTGAAGAGTGTGCCGCTTTTCCTCATGGCGATTATGATGACTATGTGGACTCAACAACTCAAGCCATTATGCGTTTAAGAGGCGGAGCGTTTGTTGGACACCCTGAAGATTACAAAGATGAGAAAATTGAACGAGGAAATGTAACCTACTATGGCTAGGAAATTAGTATTAGAGAATTTAATGAAATTGGCCCAAGGAATTGGAGCCAACCCAAGTAAGTTTATGGGAACTCGAACCAATATTACTTTTTTGGGAAAAGGGCCTACGAAGAATCCCTTGTTCCAGCAGCCTTTAGCCGGAATAGACCAAGCCTCCATGAAGCAGCTGGGACCCGGAATGATTCCTGCTGTGGAAGACGCCATGGGTTTTGCAACCGCAGGTAAATTAAACGATATCCAACTCAAAATTTTAACCGAGAATCTAACGGGCATTAACAAAATTTTAAATCCACCGGTTTTACCGAGTGCGACTGTCACGCCTATTGGTGCAGGGATCGAGGGCCTAAAAAGATTTCCAAGAGAGACGCATAAATTCATGGGTCGACCTTTAAAAGATAAAGACTTCGTAGAAATTGATAAACTCGTAAAAGAGGGCAAAATTCCAGGTTCCCGGCTTCCGGAACCAGGGCCCGGGGATGCTGCAGCTTATGCAGGCGCGCTTGATATGCAAACCGGTATGTCCAGAGCCATTGCTCGAAATCTTTTACTCAAAGATACCCGACTTAAACTGAGTCCCGAAGATTTGTTTATGTTGAAAGAAGGAAAAGGTGAACCTTTAGACATGATGGCAAAATACTACGGACGAAGTATGTCGGCTTATGATGATTTTTTAAATCAAGTGAATCTTAGTGCAGCCCGTCCCGATGAGTTTGCAGAAATGATTTTAAAGAATATTAAATTAACTCCGGCATTTGCTGGAGGCGGTCTTGCTCGGGTATTGGAGTTATAATGGCTTTACCTCTTTTATCGTTAGCCGTACGATCCGGGATTCCCGCAGCCCGAAGCGCTTTGCGTTTTTTATCGAAACTGAAGAAGCCATCTGGCGGAGGGATTACGCTTTATCGTGGAGAACCATTAAAACCTCTTCTTTCTATGAAAGACAAGGCAAAGCAGATGTATACTAACACAGGTTCTAGATTAACTGATTTTAATAATCCTAACTTACGAACCAGTGCGATGGGAAGATGGTTTACAACGGATCCTGACCGAGCGATGAGATTTGCTGGCTACCCTAGAATGAGCCTAAAGATTCAGGGTATAAAAAATTATTTAAAAAATTTTCCGGGTTGGGGTTATGAACCCGGGGTGGTGAAAAAAGTCGTCCTAACTCCTAAACAAGCTAAGTTAGCTAAAAAAGTTCAGGAAAAAATATCCGGTGGCGATATGATGGGTGAGGCGTATGTGATACCGAAGAGATTTTTACCTCAGGTAGAAAAAGACTCTCTTAGAACAGCGATCGCTAACTTTTATCGAATGATTGGTAAAAAGGATGGCGGTCTCGCAAGGATCTTGGAGGTATAATGCCTAGACCTGGATTACTTAAACAAGAAATTATAGAAATTTACTGGGATATTAAAAATTCCGGTAAACCAGTTTTTACTCGAGACATTGCAGAAAGAGTGACACTTTCTAAAATGAAAGGCGACGCATTAAAAGCTCAAATAGCGGAGTATTTAAAAGCAGAAAATTTACCTTATCAAAAATCAGAGCTAGGTCGAACCACAGAAGCAAGAACCAAAGCTGCTGAAACAATCAAAGGGCAAAGAATTGAAAAAACCCTTTCTGCTGCAGATAAAAATAAACTTTTTGCTGATATTAGAAAATATAGAAGTGGTCCAATTACAGGACCTCAGCAAACCATTAAAATTATGGATTTTGCTAAATACTTTCCAGCAGGAACCACAGAGCTTGTATTAAGTCGAAATGTTAATCGGATTGCTAATGATATTCTAAAATTACCTGATCATCCCAAAATTTCTAAACCTGAAGCATTAGAAGCTAGAAGAGCAAAAGAGGCTCTCAAGAAAAAAGGAGATCCAACCTGGGTAACTAAAAAATTAACAGGAACTAAAGAAATGCCCTTACATCATATGCGAGCTAAAGTAATTTCTCCAAGTTTATCTACGTTAACTTATTTAGATGTAGCAACGAATTCTGAAAAATTACAAAACATAGAAAAAATGAGAGATGGTTTAATAGCTTCTCAAAAAGAATTATTCGAAAAGAAACCTTCAGGATGGAAAAAGGAACTTGAAAAATTAAATTTTAAAGCAAGAAATTATGCCAATAAGATTCCGAGAGAGTTAAGAGGACTGGTTGTTTTTGAACAGATGGATGAATTTGGTAAGTTTACTGAAAAAGGGATCGGAGGTAATCCGATGAAGTCTATTGCTAAATTAGCACCCGAAGGAGAAATTGCGTTTAATACTTTGACTAAAGAGAGTCCTTTAAGAAAAACTATTTTAGATTTTGCTAAAAGTAATAAGGGTGGAGTTTGTGGTATTTTTAGAGCTGAAGGTGGAAGAATTGGTTTTGCAGCAGGCAGTAGTTGTGTTGCTCAAATGGAGACAGCATTAAGAACAGATCCAATTAAAACCACAGAACAAATTTCTAAGTTACCTGGAAACAAAACTATTAACACACTTAAAACAGCTGCTGGTGGATTTTTAAAAACTTTGGGTAGAGGCGGATTGAAAGTTGCGCCCTATGCTGCACTGGCTGCAGCAGGAGCAGCGGCAGAACCGCTAGTGAAACAATTTGTAGCCGATGATCCAACAACGTATTTAACAAACGAAAATCAAATGAAAGGGATGCTTCTTGCAACACTAGAAGGAGAACCTCCAAAAGTTGATGAAGAAATTTTACAATGGCAATTACCGGTAGCAGCGGCAGGAGCCGCAACCGCGATTCCTGGTTCCAGTGCCGTGTACAAAGCTAGAAAACTCCCTTGGAAAAAAAGAGTAGGGATGGGAACCCCTCGAGCCGCTTTAGGGCCCGTTGGAAAAGTATTAGGGGGAATGTATTCTCCTTTAGCGGTAGCAGCCACTTTACCTATAAGCGTAGCCGCTCAAAGATCAGCAGGAACAGATTATTCAGACATTGCAACCGATCCGATGAATTGGCTCGGACCTGCATTCGCTAGTGCGGGTGCCAAGGCCGCAACACGAGGAATGGCTCCGACAGGAGTTTTATCTCAAGCGATTAGATTAGGATTTAAACCTTCCACATTAAGAACGGTATCCAGTCGATTTGGTATGCCTGGTTTGGCAGTCAGTGCTGGACTGTGGGGTTATGACAAATGGAAACAGAGAAAAGATGATGGCGACTATTAATAAAACACTTGTTAAAAATATGAAGCAGGTAAAATGGAAACTTATTCCTCCATTAAAAGGTCCTGATTCACAAGGGTTGAATAACCCTTTAAAACAGGTTAAGACTGTGGTAAATTCGGGAGATAAAGTAAATGGCAAAAAAAGATAGCATCGACAAGGCTCTACCGAACGTAGAGCAAGAAGTCGTATTACCAGAAGATAAAATCGTTGTAACAGAAGAAGATAGACTTTCAGAGGTCACACCTGAAGGCGCTGAAGTTGTTATGGACGAAGAAGGTGGTGCAACCGTTGATTTCGATCCTAATGTTCAACCTCAAGGAGGCATGGAACATGAGTCTAATTTAGCCGAAGAATTAGATGATACCACTCTCGGCAGACTCGGCTCCGAATTAAATGAAAATTACATGCAATATAAAGCTTCCCGAAAAGAATGGGAGGATAGTTATACTAAAGGTTTAGACCTTTTGGGTTTCAAGTATACCAACCCGACACAACCGTTTCAAGGAGCAAGTGGTGCAACGCACCCCGTGCTCGCAGAAGCGGTGACACAGTTTCAAGCACAAGCTTATAAAGAATTACTTCCAGCGATGGGTCCGGTACGGACTCAAGTTTTAGGAAGACCTAGCCGTGAAAAAGATGAACAAGCGGTTAGAGTAAAAAATTTCATGAACTATCAGCTCATGGATGTGATGAAAGAGTACGAACCCGAATTTGATCAAATGCTCTTTTATCTACCCCTTAGCGGCTCTTCATTTAAGAAAGTTTATTACGATGAACTTTTAGGAAGAGCCGTATCTAAATTTGTACCCGCTGATGATTTAATTGTCCCGTACACGGCTACCTCATTAGCCGATGCGGAGGCAGTTATGCATGTCATTAAAATGTCTGAAAATGATTTAAGAAAAAATCAAGTGAACGGCTTTTACAGAGATGTTGAATTAAAGCCGGGATATGATCAAGAAACTGAAGTTGAGAAAAAAGAGAGACAACTGGAAGGTTTAAAGAAAACACGAGACGAAGATATTTTTACTCTTATCGAATGTCACGTTAATTTAGATCTAGAAGGTTTTGAAGATGTAGGTCCAGATGGAGAACCTACAGGAATTAAACTTCCTTACATTGTAACGATTGAAAGTAATTCCAGAAATGTTTTGTCTATTAGAAGAAACTATAAACAAGACGATCCATTAAAAAACAAAATACAATATTTTGTTCATTTTAAATTTTTACCAGGCCTAGGTTTTTATGGGTTTGGGTTAATTCATATGATCGGCGGACTGAGTCGTACTGCAACTACGGCTTTGCGTCAGTTATTAGATGCAGGGACATTAAGTAATTTACCTGCAGGATTTAAACAACGGGGAATACGTGTAAGAGACGAAGCACAGGCAATACAGCCCGGAGAATTTAGAGATGTCGATGCACCTGGTGGAAACATCAAGGATGCTTTTATGACTCTACCTTTTAAAGAACCGTCACAAACATTACTACAGTTAATGGGTATTGTTGTGTCGGCCGGACAACGTTTTGCCGCCATCGCTGATATGCAGGTCGGGGACGGCAACCAGCAGGCCGCTGTTGGGACGACCATTGCTCTCTTAGAACGTGGTTCAAGAGTCATGTCAGCGATCCACAAAAGATTATTTGTGGGGCTTAAACAAGAGTTTCAATTGTTAGCTGGCGTATTTAAAACTTACCTACCTCCAGAATATCCTTATGATGTTGTTGGAGCTCAAAGAAATATTAAGGTTGCAGACTTTGATGATCGAATAGATATTGTTCCGATAGCGGATCCTAATATTTTTTCTCAGTCTCAAAGAATATCTATGGCTCAAACTCAATTGCAATTAGCAATGGCTAATCCACAACTCCATAATTTATACGAAGCGTTTCGTACTATGTACCAAGCGATCGGAGTTAAGGATATTAATAAAATTTTACCCCCGCCGCCTCAACCGAGTCCACTCGATCCCGCGGTAGAAAATATTATGGCTTTATCATCAAAACCTTTTCAAGCTTTTAAAGGGCAAGATCATCAAGCTCACATTACCTCACACTTAGCTTTTATGTCTTCTAACTTAGCAAGAAATAATCCTATGATTTTAGGCGCTTTAGAGAAAAACTGTTTTGAACACATCTCGATGATGGCTCAAGAACAGATTGAAGTAGAATTTAGGGAAGAGATGATGCAACTACAGCAAATGCAACAAATGGCAGCACAGAATCCTGCAATGCAACAGAATCCACAGTTCCAACAACAGATTATGCAGATCTCTATGCAAGTAGAATCTAGAAAAGCAAAACTTATTTCTGAAATGATGATAGAGTTCAAAGACGAAGAATTAAAAATTATGGGTCAGTTCGGTAATGATCCAATTGCTAAACTTAAAGCCAGAGAACTTGATTTAAGAGCAATGGATGATTCAGTTAAAAGAGAGCAGGCTCAAGAGAAACTTAACATGGAAAGATCCAAACAGATGATGGGTCAACAACAATTTGATGAGAAACTAGAACAAAACGAAGATTTAGCTGAATTAAGAGCTGAAACTTCTCTAGTGAAACAACAAATGTCTAATGATGTTAAGTTAAAGCAAGATTATATGAAACAAAGAGATGTTAAGATCTTGAAAGGTCCTAAAAGATAGGATACAAACTAATAAGGAGAAAAACATGGGAAAAACAGAAGTAGGATATCCGGAAGGTGGAAAAAAATACGAAGGCGCTGAAAAGAGCTTTGGTAATGATCCTCGTTCGGAAATCGTAAATAACCAAGACAGAGCTGTCAATCAAATTGACAAAGGAACAAAGGTTACTGTTAAAGGCGTAGGTAAAGCCAGAAAACAAACAGCAACTTGGTTCTAATATGGCCTGGTTTAGTTTAGCAAAGATTGCTTTACAGGCGGGAAGTAAAATTTACTCTAACCGCCAGAAGACTAAGATGGCTATGTCTGATGCACAGCTTATGCATGCACAGCGTATGGCCTCGGGTGAAGAATCTTACCAGGGCAAGCTTTTAGAGGCCCGGCAAAACGATTATAAGGACGAAATCGTTTTGGCGATCCTAACTTTGCCCATCGTGGTGCTCGCTTGGTCGGTGTGGACAGAGGATCCGGCGGCTATGGAGAAGATAGAGATCTTTTTTGAGTATTTCTCGAATCTGCCGAAATGGTTCACAAATCTCTGGATTTTGGTCGTAGCGAGCGTATTTGGAATAAAAGGAACGCAAATATTCCGAAATGGTGGTAAGAAATAGACTTGCCTTTAATTAACAATTATAATAGGAATTAACATTATGGCTAAGAAAAAACTAAAAAAATTATTAAAGAAAGTACTGCCAATAGCAGCCTTAGGTTTAGGCGCTGCGGGATTAGCTAGAAGAAGAGCTACTGATGCACCAGGAAATGCAATGGCTAGAGCTAAGAGATTAATGACATCAGACAGAGCTTATACTGGTGGCGGATATGATGACCATATTAGAAGAGCTGCAAAATTAACATCTCCTGTTGACGAGGGTATATGGGGCAGTCCATGGGGTGCTAAAGGTGGCGGTAGAGCAATGAAAAGTAAAGGTGGTCGAGTTACGGGAATTGCAAAACGTGGTTTCGGTAGAGCATTAAAGAGGAAATAATTATGAGACAAAACGGTGTTAGAAGTAATGTTAGATTTCCATACGCAAGTGGTATGAAGAAAGGTGGCAAAGTAAAAAAACAAGGCTACAAAGACAGAGAAGATGAATCCATTAGCGCAAGACGTGGAAAAGAATCTACAAAAAAACAATCTTTCAAAGACAGACGTGACGAGTCCTATGGAAAATGGGGCAAACGTAAAAGAGGAAAAATTAATAGATAATGCCACAATATTTTGATTCCACGGCAGCACGCCCAATGAAAAGTAAAAGAAGTGTTTATGCTAAAGGTGGAAGAGCTGGATATTATGGCGGCGGACGTACGAACCTATTAGAAGAGTTAGGTCGTGTTGAAGCTAAACCTTCAAATCCAAATCGAAGAGCTGAAATATCTAGAGTCCATTCAGAATTAAATCGTGGCTATGCTACAGGCGGACGCGTTGGAGCTAAAGATGGCAAATGGATTCAAAAAGTTAATAAATCAATTAAAGCAAGAGGAACGAAAGGAAAATGTACTCCTATTACTAAACCAGGATGTACAGGTAGAGCTAAAGCCTTAGCTAAAACATTTAAAAAAATGGCTAGAGAAAGAAAATCAGCTTAATGAGATCAGTCTTAATAGACGCCTTACAAAAACAATATGAAGCAGAGATCGCAGCAGCCGATGCTATGATTAAATTAATTTTGGAAAATGCGGTAGGGGTAAGCGAACATCTGAATCATCAAAAAGAATTAGACTGTCAATTACATAAAATTGCAGCTGCTGAAGAAAAAATACAAGTATTAAAAGATTATGAGATTCCTAAAGGAGAACTATAGTGCCATTTAAATCAGAGAAACAACGTAGATATCTGTGGAAAAATGAGCCTAGAATTGCAAGGGAATGGACCAAAACTTATGGTAGTAAGCCGGTAGGTAAAAAGAAGAAGAAGAAAAAAAAGAAATAATGGAAGATTTAGTATTTATAGATAAGATTAAACGAATCATTAAGATGAGACATGATGATATTGTAACTTCTATGGTGTCGGGTGCTATTGACAATATGGAGAAATATCAATATATGTTGGGTCAGATACGAACGTATCAATATATAGATCAGGAAATATCCAACCTGCTACAAAAAAAGGAGCAAAAAAATGACGGAACAGTTATCAGTATCAAACCAAGCGGAGGTTCCAAAACATAAGGAAGCCCTCCAGGAAAAATACGATCAAGAACCAAAAAAACCTCAAAAAGATTTAACATCGGAACACGCTAAATTACCCAAACCAACTGGTTGGAGAATTTTAGTATTACCTTTTAGAATGAAAGAGAAAACTAAAGGA